TGGGATCAAATCTCCAGGTCTTCTCTTTATATTTAACATCTTCAGTTAGGTCATATAGAATGTCCATAAGTAGCTTGCAGTCATCATGCTTCCAGGTTAGGCTACATTGTCCATCTTCTACGTTTAGGCACTTGTTTAGCTGTGATTCTATCTTAGCCACCATCCATTTTAAAGCAGCGGTAGCATATACAACATCTTGATAATTATCTTTTTCAGCCGTATTCATAGCACGGGTTATTTGATCAACGTATAGTTTCTTCATTTGTCTCTGTTGGGGTAAATGATGGGGATGGCCCTAATAGGTAGCCTTGATTATGATATTCAACCATCTTAGATACATCTTCTGGACCCACTAGCTTATTTGCAATAAGTGTAAGCAGGTCATAAATTCTATGCAGCATAATATAATTAACCATTGGTAGGTTATCTTCTAGATTTTGTGGCTGTTCGTTATTTTCCGTCATCAGGTCTTCCTAAATCTTCCCAAAACTTTTCCCGCCCCATGGCGTCAGTTTCTTTTATTGTCCCGCCGTTAGTTTGAATTTCTGTCCACGTATTCTTTGAGTTGTCCATAAAATTCCAATCCCATATTGTTTTTATACTGACAAGATAAACAGTATAGATAAATTATACCCTCATTTGTTTCGTTGCACATTAAAGGGCCCTGATCCATGGGACATTCAAGTCTAGGAACAAGGCCCTTCTCTGCGAGCAAAAGGTACTTAGACACGTACTGTATCTTCATGTACCTTCCTTTCTAATTCGGGAATTTATTTAAAAATTCCTTATAACGGTCTCCACCTAATGAAGACCAGGATGACCAATCTAAGCCGCCCTTAGTCATATAATACGTTATCTCTGCGTTTATTACTGGGTCAAACAATAAGATGTTTGACTTTAGATCAAATTTTTCTTTACGATCAATGCCGAGTTGTCCCAACATATTAATCTGAAAAATTCCGTAGGAACTGTCTCCAGTTTTCCTGTTACCATTGTAAGCCATAGGTCTTGAATTAGACTCTGCCTTAACAATAGCCCAAGCCTGTTTAAGGGCTTTTCCTTCAAAGCCAACAGCTGATAGGAGTTCTTTTAGTTCTCCGTCTGTAAGCATCTCAGAAGGCTTGTACACAGTAGTGCTGTACTTCTCTAAGGTTTCTTTCTTTAGTTGTACTGTTGATTTCACAGGTGTTTCCACCTGCAATGCTTGAGATGTTGTTGGCCCAGGCTGGACAGTAAATAAAAATAATGTTATCATTCCTATATACGACCAGTTATGAGCAACATCGCTCAAACGTTGTTTGATATTCTCCATTGGCATTTCCTCCTTTAGAGATAACGAACTATAATAATAACATTACTTGACAGTAGGTGTCAAGCCAGTCAACTAGAAACTATTATGAATATATCATTATATATACCAAGATCAGGCTTAAATCCAGCAGTGGGTTTTGGTTATGCTGCACAACATATGGTGAAATCACTACAAAGTTTAGGACACATAGTTGGCTGGTCAAATCCAAGTGCACAAATACAATTAAATTTTACACAGCCACACTTATATAAAAGACATAAAAATCAATATCAAATTGGTTATACTCCGTGGGAATCAACTGGAATGCGTAGAGACTGGGTTGATATTTTAAATGATTGCAACGAAGTATGGGCAACTTCTACTTGGAACTCAGAAGTATATAAAGCAAATGGCGTAGATAAAGACATTACAGTTTATCCACATGGCATAGAAGAAGTTTGGACTCCACATAAAAGAGTTGTTGGTAACACATTTAGATTTCTGCATGTTGGAGAGCCTTCTCCAAGAAAAAGCGGGCAACTAGTTGTTGATACTTTTATTAAGTTGTTTGGAAATAATCCTAAATATCATTTAACAGTTAAAGCACATCATAGTCATACTCTTAGAATATATGATAAGTATATGAGACTTGTATCTCCTACAGAGGTATATAGTAATATTACTATAATTACAGAAGAGTATGAGATTGATCAATTGGTAAGCCTTTATCACCGCCACCATTGTTTAGTTTATCCAACCTGGGGAGAAGGTTTTGGTTTTATACCAGCTCAAGCATTGGCGTCTGGAATGCCAACAATAACAACCTTTCCATGGGCTGAATATAAAGAGTTTATTGGACCCCTAAAGTTGAAGTCTACACTTACAACAGAAACACTGCCTAAAGCAGTTGGAGATGCTCATGTAGGACAAATGTTTAAACCAGATGAAATACATTTAGCAGAACAGATGTTAGATGTTGTGGATAACTTTAAGGCATATGCAGGATATTATTTTTCTCAGTCACCTGAAATACATGAAAGATTTAATTGGATTAAGTTGACTAAGAATGCATTTAGTCATTTAGAAGAAAAATTCTCTTAACCCCTTCCCCTTTAGATTAAAGTTTGGTAGAATTAGATTTCAACTCAAAATCATATAAACCGCAGGGCGGAGAAAAGGTGTTATTTAAAAATGTCAAGAACTATTGAAAACCCATACGAAAACTTTATTGCATTGTCAAGATATGCAAGATGGATCTCTGAAGAGAACCGTCGTGAGACATGGGGTGAAACAGTAGATAGATACTTTGACTTTATGACAGATCACCTAAATAAAAATCATTCATATGTTCCAGATGAAAAACTTCTTAAAGAACTAAAGGATGCAGTTTATAATCGTAATGTAATGCCATCAATGAGATCTGTAATGACTGCAGGTGCTGCATTAGACAGAGATCATGTTGCAGGATACAACTGTTCATTTGTACCAGTAGATTCCCCACGATCATTTGATGAAACAATGTATATTCTTATGTGCGGTACAGGTGTTGGATTCTCTGTTGAATATAAGTATGTTAATAAGCTTCCTGCCGTTCCAGAATCTTTTGAAAAGTCTACAACAGTAATTGTAGTTGAAGATTCAAAGACTGGGTGGGCAAAGGCCTATCGTGAACTACTTGCAATGCTATGGGCAGGACAAGTTCCAGCAATTGATGTAAGCAAGCTACGTCCAGCAGGTGCACGTCTTAAGACAATGGGTGGTCGCTCATCAGGTCCACAACCACTAATTAATTTATTTGATTTTACAATTGCAAAGTTTAAGGTCGCAGCTGGTCGCCAGCTAAAGCCTATTGAGGCACACGACATTATGTGCAAAATCGGTGAAGTTGTTGTAGTTGGTGGAGTTCGTCGTTCAGCAATGATTTCTCTATCAAATATCAACGATATTGAAATGGCACAGGCTAAGTCTGGCAACTGGTGGGAAAACAATTCACAACGTGCACTTTCAAATAACTCTGTTGCGTATTCTCGCAAGCCAGAGATGGAGCAGTTTATAGCAGAATGGAAATCACTATATGACTCAAAGTCTGGTGAACGTGGAATCTACAATGTTGCAGCAGCACAAAAGCAGGCAGCTAAATATGGACGCAGGGATCCTGAAGTACACTATGGAACCAACCCTTGTTCGGAAATTATTCTACGTCCTTATCAGTTTTGTAATCTTTCAGAAGTCGTATTACGTGAAAAGGATACAAAAAAAGATATCGAAAGAAAGGTAGAGCTTGCAACAATTCTTGGAACATGGCAAGCAACACTAACAGACTTTAAGTATCTACGTAAAATTTGGAAAGACAATACTGAAGAAGAGCGCTTACTTGGAGTTTCTTTAACTGGACAATTCGGACATAGGTTTATGTCAGGCAAAGAAGATCTTGTATCCCTAGAGGCATTTCTAATGAGTCTGAGAGAAAAAGCAAGAGAGACAAATTCAAAAGAGGCTGGGAAAATTGGGATTCCTGAGTCTGCCGCTATTACATGCGTGAAGCCTTCTGGCACAGTATCTCAATTGGTCGGGGTATCTTCAGGAATGCATGCATGGCATTCTCCATATTACATTCGTACAGTTCGTGGTTCAAAGGGAGATCCAATCTCTACATTTTTAAAGGAAGTAGGAATTCCAGTAGAAGATGATGTAATGAAGCCAAACGACACTTACGTATTTTCATTTCCAGTAAAAGCACCAGAAGGTGCAATTGTTAGAAATGATTTAACTGCTATTGAACACCTTAATATTTGGTTGGTCTATCAACGTGCTTGGTGTGAGCATAAACCTTCTATCACAGTATCTGTAAAAGAAGATGAGTGGATGGAAGTTGGGGCTTGGGTATATAAGCACTTTGATGAAGTGTCTGGTATTTCGTTCCTACCACACTCAGATCACTCATATAAGCAAGCGCCATATCAAGAAGTTACTAAAGAAGAATATGAAGATCTTCTTTCTAGAATGCCCAAAGAAATTCGTTGGGAAGATTTATCTTTCTATGAAACAGAAGATGGAACCAGCGGAACGCAGACTCTTGCCTGTACATCAGACGGCAATTGTGAGATTGTAGACATTTCCGCATAATAGGTATATAATGTAATTGGGGTAAAACCCAAAATTCCTGGGCACACGGCCCAGAAATAAGGAGGATCTTATGAATAAAGATCTTAACAATGATGGAAAGGTAACTATGCAAGAGAAAATTCTAGCAGCGTTAGCAAGCTATGGTCGTCACTTTCTAGGTGCGTCTATTGCTCTTTACATGACTGGAAACACTGACCCAGGAGACCTAATCAAGGGTGGTATTGCAGCCGTATTGCCAGTAATTCTTAAAGCGCTTAACAGTAATGAGCCAGCTTTTGGATTTACCAAGAAGTAAATTTAACAAGTAATTAGGACGGCTCCTATGCTAAAATGGGCATAGGAGTTTTCCTATTTAGGAGATTTAGCAAATGGCAGGACAAAAAAATTGGGAAGTGGATCAAAACACTACCTTCACATTTACCGTTGAATATAAAGATAACGACGGCGATCCAATCGATCTTACAGATTGTTCCGCAAAAATGCAGGTTCGTGATACTAAAGGCGGAAGCAAATTGGCTTTTAGTCTTACATCACCAGCAGGCGGAATACTAATAGACGAAGCCCTTGGCAAAATTACTATTAAGATGACCCCTACTCAAACAAACAAACTTTTTTATCCAAAGTCATCATATGACATTATGTTGACAGACAGTAATCTAAATAAAACAAAGTTACTTGAAGGATTTATAACTTTGAGTAGATCGGTAACAATCTAATGCCAATTACTAATAATAACAGCAATCCAACAGTTGTAGTAACAGAACAGATAAATAAAATTGTTTTGAATACACCTGGACCACAGGGTCCTCGTGGCAAGACTATCCTTAATGGCAATGGAGCCCCAGCAGACAACCTTGGCTTTGAGGGAGATTTTTATTACGATAAAAACAATACATATTTTTATGGGCCTAAGCTAAACGATGTTTCTTGGGCAGGCGCAACAGCCTATCCATTAAGCACTTCAACCCTAACATACCCTTTCTCAATAAATCAGGTTATCAACCAGGGTACTTATTGGTCGCTTGAGATAACTCATAATATGGGTTATAACCCAAACGTCACAGTCAAGAATAGCGCTGGAGACATATTAGAAACTGGAATAGACTATAATAGTATTAACAAAATTACGCTGACAATGGCTCAACCATTCGGCGGGACAGCATACCTGTCTTAAGGGAGATATAGCAAATGGCAAGATTATTCGTAACTGATATCAATCTGAATAAGAATGAACTTCAGAACGCTAGAATTCAAGGACTGTCTTCAGCCCCAACTGGAGCAGTCAATGGTCAAATTTATTACGATACATCAAATAACACGATGTACTACTACAATGGACTAACAGCACCAAATGGTCCATGGGTAGCAATGAATGCTTCTCTAGAAGTAATTACAGATGCAATTGGTACATATGTTGAAGGCGGAGTTGGATTAACAAAGACATATGTTGATGCAACAGGAATCACAACACTAGATTTAGATAATACAGCAGTAACAGCAGGATCTTATGGATCAACAACAAAGATTCCTACATTTACAGTAGATGCTCAGGGCCGTTTAACTGCCGCAGGCGAAGCTGATGTAGCAACAAATCTTTCAATTGCTGGTGACACTGGAACAGATACAGTAAATCTTCTTACAGATACATTAACAGTATCTGGTGGAGAAGGAATTGATGTTACGGTTACAAATAACACAATTACAATTGCTGGAGAAGATGCAAGCACTACAAATAAAGGTATTGCATCTTTTGAGACAGCAGACTTTACAACAACAAATGGCCATGTAGCAATCAAGAACGTAAATCTTGGCACACAAACAACTGGTGATTATGTAGCAACAATTCAAGGAACTGCAAACGAAATTGAAGTAACTGGTTCAGGTACAGAGTCTCGTGCAGTAACAATTGGTCTTCCAAACGATGTTTCGATTACTAATAATCTAACAGTTGGTGGAAACCTTAATGTAACTGGAACAATTAACTCTGTAAATACAACACAGGTTAATATTGTTGATAATAAGATAAATCTTAATACAGATTTTACAGGAACCCCTGTAGCAGATGCTGGTATTCGTGTAGAGCGTGGAGATTCAGCAGATGTTGAAATTCTTTGGAGAGAATCTGCTGGATCAAATCAAGCAGGCCTAACCTGGGGATTAACAAATGATGGTACAAACTATCATTCAATTACACGTAAATATACAACAACTGTAGGAAATGGAGCATTAACACAGATTCCAGTAACTCACAACTTGGGTTCAAGAGAAGTTGTAGTTAATGTTTATGATTCATCAACATATGACACAGTAGAGTGTGATGTTGTTAGAACTTCTACTTCAGTTGTTACACTAGGATTTACAGTAGCACCTGCTTCTGGAGCATATACGGTAGTTATCGTAGGTTAAGGAGGGCTTAAATGTCTGTAAAAAGATTAGTCCCCTTACATGCAGTAGCATTAGATGATAATCCTGCTCAAGCTCGAATAGGCGATATTTATTATAATACAGTTGCCGAAGAGTTAAGATATTTTGATGGCACAGACTGGAATCCAGTTGGTGCAGGCACAGTAACTGGACTTTTAGATCACGTTCATACATATGATGGAGCGGTATTCTCAGTAGAATCTGTTGAAGTTCCAGCATCTGGCGTAATTGATGGCGGTACTGCATAATGTCAATTATTATTCGAATTAGACGTGGAAGCTCTTCTCAATGGGCATCATCTACCAAAGTTTTACAAACTGGCGAACTAGGAATAGATACAACTTTAAATAAAGTTAAAGCTGGAAACGGATCTTCTTTATGGTCTGCCCTTCCATGGCTTACAATAACTCCAGATGAGTTAACAACTCAAGCATCCAGCATTTTACAAGATGCAAATGATTATACAGATACAGCGATAACGTCATTGGGAAATACTTTAGATGGCGCATACGTTCCTACATCAGATGTTGGTAACCCAGAAGGCGTAGCTTCTTTAGATATTAATGGAAAAATTCCAGATTCAGAAATTCCAGACACAATTGCAAGAGATTCAGAAATTGTAACTAGTTATAATGATCTTACAGATAAACCAAGTATTGCTCTAGGAGCAGTTAAGTGGACTGCAAATCATACTCTGCTTCCTGGTGGAGAAAATACAAGATATCTATCTGGAGACATAGTTTGGGACGGCGGCAATATATATGTTGCAAACTATGACAATGAAAGCATCCCAACAAGCAGTACATTATATTGGACAAATATTGGATCTGGCAAAAGATTAAATATTGACGGAAGAGATATACCAAATATTATTTGGGACAATATTCTAGAAAAGCCTACAATTCCAAGCTTAACTGGATACGCTACAGAGACATATGTAAATACAGCAGTATCTAATCTTGTTGACACCGCTCCAGAAACATTAAATACTTTAAATGAATTAGCGGCAGCTATTAATGATGATGCTTCATATGCATCTACAATTACTACTGCTTTAGGATTAAAGGCACCATTAGCATCTCCAGTGTTTACTGGAAAAATAGATGTAAATGGAACTACAACTTCTTATTTAGAAGCAAAGCACGATGGACATACTGGATCTATAGAGTTACAAAATACTGGAATTTATATTAATACAGTTTCAGATGATAATTTAGACTCAGCATCTATATCTACAGAACAAGGAATTTTAACCTTTGGAACAAATTATGGAGAAATATATTATGACAATCTAGGTCTTCAAATTACAATGAATGGATCTGATTCTGCAAATAGACTAGAGGTTCTTGGAAATACAATTAGTCCTTTAACTGTAAGTGGAAATACATCGACATTTGCAGGAACAGTAAATTTTGGAAGTTCTACAATTAGCAATCTTTCATATTCTTCACTATCTATTCCAGTATATAGTGCTATTGCAAATCTTCCTGCCGCAGCAGATAATCATGGAAGATGGGCACATGTTCATGGAGAAGGAGCAATGTATTTTGCTCATGGCGGAGCTTGGTATCGTGCATTGTCTGAAACAGATTTGTATACTTCTGTAAATTCTCAGTCAACATCTTATACTTTAGCAACAACAGATTTGGGCAAAATGATTGAAATGTCTGGTGGAGGAACTTTAACAGTAACAGATTCATCATCATTTCCTACAGGATTTACAGTGGATATTCTTCAAACTGGATCATCTCAAGTAACTGTTACTGGAAATGGATTTACTATAAACGCTACGCCTGGATTAAAATTGCGTACTCAATGGAGTAGCGCAACTCTTATTAAAAGAGGTTTAAATTCTTGGGTGTTGCTTGGCGATTTGAGCGCTTAAAATGCCTAGAAGAACGGGCAGGGTTAGAGGTAGAGGCGGAGTTAGAAAAGTAACAATTCCTAATCTTTCTGGATTAACAAGAACTCAGGCTCAA